CATGATACTTTTCCCCATCTAACAACAACTTCTCAACCCAAATACTAGAAGGAGCTTTTGAAAGAAATTTTGTAGCTAATAATTCACTTGAGTAAGACTCGTCAATATCCACCCATCTACGTACAATTTTTGGTATGGTATCGAAGTTAGATATAATATATTCAGATTGTTCTAAAGTTAGTATATTTATTTTACCAGAAGTAATAGACTCCCTTAAACCAATAATGTAGTTATTAGCTCCGGAATAAGACATTAATTTATCTTTAGCAATTATTTCAGGCAATTTGATATCCATATTATAAAATATAATAAAAAGAGAAAAGGAAGTCAAAATGTATTTATAATAAAGAGTTATACAATATGAGTAATAAAAAAGTACCTATAACAAGAATATCTAAATTTTTTGGTTCAGAAGATTTTGCTCTTGAACAAAATATTGGGATGGAGTGGTTACATGGCGATTTACACTTTACTTTAGTTTTATTTAGGGTGGATAAAAAACTTAGTGATGTTGATGATGTCTACGGTGAGTCTGGGAAAGAAGAGATTAGGTATAAGTCACCAGTAGAAATTAAAGCGTATGTTGAAATAGATGGACCACAAAATAAAAGTTATGCGGCGGGACTAGTAAACCAAATGGAGCCTGGAAACTTAACCTTTAGTGTTTATATGAAACATTTGGGTGAGTTGGATGTTGATATTAGTTATGGGGACTACATTGGTTATAATGAAACTGAAGATAAGATGAGATACTATGTTGTTACTGATGATGGAAGAGTTACTTCAGATAACGCACATACAATAGGTGGGTATAAAGCTTTCTACAGAACAATAAAATGTTCATTTGTTAGTGAAAACGAATTTAACGGAATATAAAATGGCCTTACCAAGTAAAAATAAAAAAACTATAAATATAACACCAAGCCCTGTTCAAGGTCATTACCCTTATGGTTATGATGGTGTTAGTACACCTATAAGAAGAAAGGAGTTAGCTGATTTAATTACTGAGGACGGAACCTTTCTACCCAAATCTGTTTTACACGCCGACTTAGATAGAGGTATGTTAGATTTTGTATCAAATGACATCCCTGTCACAGTTAGTGGTAAAAAAATACCTGTAATAGATAGAATACTAACTCTACAAAGATGGGCTGAATTTTCACAAACCTGGTCATTCTCGACAGAAGATAAAAATGTTTCATTGCCTTTTATTGTTGTTGTTAGAAAGCCAGACGTACAGTATGGAACTAACCCGTCACTACAATACACCATCCCTAATAGAAAACAAGTACATTACGCAAAAGTACCTACTTGGGACGGAAATAGAAAAGGTTATGACATATACACAATACCTCAACCAGTACCTGTCGATGTAACATATGATGTTAAAATAGTTTGCAATAGAATGAGAGAGTTAAATCAATTCAATAAAGTTGCTTTGCAAAAATTCACATCTAGACAAGCGTACACGTACGTAAAAGGACACTACATACCAATTATTATGGAATCTATAGGTGACGAGTCAGTTATAGATACTGAGGAAAGAAGATACTACCAACAAAACTACCAATTTCAACTACAGGGATTTTTAATTGATGAGGAGGAGTTTGAGGTTACCCCAGCTGTTAGTAGAACTGTACTACTAATGAACGGTGAAAAAACCAATACAAGAAAAAAAGATAGTAGTAAGGTTAATCACAAAATTAAATTTGATTCAGTTACAACAGCAACAACAAGGAGTTATAATTACAAAACTAATATAAATTTAGCTAGAACAGAAAATGTTAAAACAGTAGAGTTCAGAATTAATAACATTATATTAACAGAACCAGTAATGGTTAATCCTGGTGACACGGTAAGTATCACCATTGTTAAGTCAACTAATACGGCATCTGCATATATTATAATAACAGAAACCTTGGTAAGATAAAATTATTCGAAATAGATGTCCTTAGAAGATTTACAAGTATCCTTTATCAATAATTCAATAAAAGCAAACATCTTAAGTCCACGTTTTTTACAATATTCCTTTAGTAAGCTGTGAGACTCCACACTTATCTTAATGTTTTTTATTTCTTTTTGTTTTTTATTGTTTGCCTTCATACAGAGGGTGTTTTACTATAATTATTGTAAAAGATGAAAATAGTATGAATTTTTTCATACCTAATGTATTTATACATTCAATTGCCAAAACTTTTGGGTTTAGATTAGGTATTTATTATAAAATACAGAATAATAACAACTTTAAAAAATAACAAAAATGGCAGACGGTAATAAAGTATTTGTTTCTCCTGGTGTATATACATCAGAGAAAGATTTAACATTTGTAGCACAAAGTGTTGGGGTTACAACATTAGGGTTGGTCGGTGAGGCATTAAAAGGGCCAGCTTTCGAACCAATCTTCATTCAATCATACGACGATTTTATAACTCGTTTTGGGGGTACTTCACCAACAAAATACGTAGATTCACAAATACCTAAATATGAAATGGGGTATATTGCTAAATCATACCTAAGTCAATCAAACCAATTATTTATAACAAGGGTGTTAGGTCTTAGTGGTTTTGACGCGGGACCATCTTGGTCTATTAAAACTTTAGGTAGTTTAGACTCTTCACAATTTAGTGTAAGTACTGGTGGTACGGTTGGTAATACCACTACAACATCAGCTTATACAGCTTACTTTGATATTTTTGTACCAATTACAGGAAGTAGTGGTACAGCTTTAGGTTCTACAGTATATTCAGACGCAACACTAACCACAGTCCTTACATTACCAGGAGTACTAGACCCTTCATTCGCAACTTCTACAGTAACATTAAATAACGGCTCAACACTACCAACATTTAACAATGACTTAATATCTTGGGTGAAAGCTACTGTTACAAATACAACACACCTTTATAACGCTTCTTGTTCAGCTACTACTGGAACTTGTTTTGCGTATAACGGAGGAATTTACCAATATGGATGTGTGACGACATCTGGAACTTCAGTAGCAACTGGAGCTACTAGTGGTTATACACAACCAGTAACAATAACAAATAGATTAGATACATTATGTACTGATTATACATCATATAAAAATGACGCTTGGTACTATGGACTATTCCAATACTCAAATAGTGATTGTTGTAGTGGAGGAACCTATAGTGGTGTGTCGTATCAACTATATCACGGAACAGCTTCCGCAGATACAATAAATGCATCTGCTGGTGGTACTGCTTATTCAGGAGCAACAGGTCAAACAGGACCATTATCACTTAAAAATTCTGGTACCACAACTTATTCTGCTACATGTGCAATAAACGTAGAATATTATAATAATGTCCCAGCTTATGATGAATATGATGGGATAGTAGTCGCAACATTAAGGTCTAGGGGTCTAAGTACTACAGGTTCTGGAGGACCAAAATATGAGGTTACAGGTAACACAGTATCTTTTGATTGTACTGGAACATATGCTGACGTATTAGAAGACCCATTTAAACCATTTGGGGTTAGTGCTACTACAGCAGCTGGAAACGTATACACATTTAAAACATCCATGTCTAACACATCTAAAGATTATGTTTCTAAAGTATTTGGACTTAGTCCTTTTGATAAGAAAAAGGAAGATGTTCCTTTGTTTATTGAAGAGGCTTATCCTGTATTGTTAAAAGATATCTGGAATAAAGGTAAAGTTAGGGGACTACAATGTTGTTTAACATACCTTCCATCAGCGAGAGCAGCAACAAATACTAACACAATTGCATGGAAAATGAATCAGTGGAAAACACCAGAAACTCCATGGGTTGTATCAGAATTACAAGGTACCGACGTATTTAGATTATTTAAATCCGTTTCTATATCTGATGGTACATCAGCAAATAGAGAAATAAAAATATCTTTCGCTAACCTGTCTTTTGAAAGAGGTGAGTTCGATATTTTAGTTAGAGATTTTTATGATAGTGATGCAGCACCTAACGTACTAGAAAAATTTACTAGATGTAGTATGGACCCAACTAAAGTTTCTTTTGTAGGTAGAAAAGTTGGTACGTCTACTGGTGAATTCGAATTAAAATCTAAATATATTATGTTGTATTTGGGTGAGGGTGTCTTAGATGGTACTTTTGTAGGTTCTTTACCTTGTGGGTTTGAAGGTTATAGATTTAGAACTTATAGCTGTTCTTTAAATCCATTTATTAGTTATAAAACAAAATACTTTACTCCAGGTGAAACAGTTTATGACCCACCATTCGGTTCAGGTGCGGGTAATAATAAAGTTTTAAGTGGTGGTGATAAATTATCTAAAACTTATTTAGGGATAACTAATTCTACTGGAGGTGGTTATGATAACGACTTCTTTGATTATAAGTCACAACAACCACCAACAGCTATATGTACAGGAACTGAAGGTACTGATTGGTCTACAATAACACAAGGTTTCCATATGGATTCAGGAGCTACAGTTATTAGAGGTGGTGTGGGTACTTACTTAGATTGGACAGGAACAACATTAAATGGAAAATCGGTTTTCCAATGTGGTGTAACGTCATTCCGTAAAGAACCAACATTAAGTACTGACCCATATAAAAAGTTAAGAGCACGTAAATGGACGGTAATTCCACATGGTGGTTTTGATGGTTGGGACATATATAGAAAAACTAGGTCTAATACGGATGATTACAGAATGGGTCTAACCGGATTCTTAAACGGTGTCTGTACAACAACAGAATTCCCGACAGCAACTGGAGACGGGTCATTTAAAAAACTAAGTAGTGTTGAAGCAAATACAGATTATTTTGCGTACTTAAGAGCCATTAATACATTTAGTAATCCTGAAGCTGTGGACATTAATGTGTTCGCTACACCAGGTATCAACTATGTAGATAATTTAGGTTTGGTTAATGAGACTATTGATATGGTTGAGGATGATAGAGCTGATTCACTATATGTAACTACTACACCAGATTATAATATGTTTGTAAAAAACACAACGGACACTCTTAATATGGTGAGTCCAGAGGAAGCAGTAGACGGTATAGAAGATTCTTTAATAGATTCTAACTATACAGCAACTTACTACCCTTGGATACAGGTAAGAGATACAGCAAACAATAAACAAATTTTTATCCCACCAACAGCTGAGGTTATGAGAAATATAGCTTTAACAGATAACACTTCATTCCCTTGGTTTGCATCGGCTGGTTACACTAGAGGGGTTGTAAACGCTGTAAAAGCTAGAAAGAAGTTAACTTTAGATGAAAGAGATACTCTATATGTCGGTAGACTTAACCCTATCGCAACTTTTAGTGATGTTGGGCCAATTATTTGGGGTAATAAAACACTACAACTTAAAGAGTCGGCTTTAGATAGAATTAATGTTAGAAGGTTGTTATTACAAACAAGAAAATTAATATCAGCTGTATCAGTAAGATTAATATTTGAACAAAATGATGATATAGTAAGACAACAATTCTTAGACCTAGTAAATCCGATTCTAGACTCAATTAGAAGAGATAGAGGTTTAACAGACTTTAGAGTGGTAATGTCAAGTGACCCAGAAGAAATAGATAGAAATGAAATGAGTGGTAAAATATACATCAAACCAACCAGAGCATTAGAGTATATATTTGTTGAGTTCTTGGTAACACCTACAGGGGCATCATTTGAAGATATTTAGAATAATTATAATATGAATGAGGATTTTTTCCTCATTCATATTTAAAGTATATTTATAAACAAAAGAGAACATGAAATTTAATAAAAAAATATTGAGTGAAACTATTAAAACACAATTAAGTGGTAAACAAACTTTTACCCTTGGAAAAAAACAAAATGTTATTATTAGTGAAGAGCAATTAGAAAGGTTGTTAGAAAAAGTAAACAACCCAATTATGATAGAATCAGTTATTAGTGAAACGTTTAAAGTTATTCGTGAAGCTATAGTAAAAGAAAATCTAGATTTAAATATTGAGGATTATAGTGATACTATTATGGAGCAGGGACAATACGATAGAAATCCTGGTGTTGCTGCTGCTGAAGGTATAGAAAATATTATTAATGGTGTCAAAAAAGCTTATGACATGATTAAAGATGGTGATACTAGAAAAAAATTAGCTAACTCTATAACTAAATTAGGTAATTTTATGACGTATACAGCAGAACTTATAGGTTCGGGTCAAGCACAAAGAGGGGCAAGAAGTTATGATGAAGTTTCTGACGAATTACCTTACCCAGAATTAGAGGAGGATATGCATGTTGAGGAAATGGATGAAGGTGCAAAACCAGATTTCTTAGACCTAGATAAGGATGGTAATAAAAAAGAATCTATGAAAAAAGCCGCTAAAGATATGAAAGAAGATTCTGGTCACGATGAAGCTATGAATTATGGTAGAGATGAAGGTCATGACGACAAAGAACTTTATGATTTAAAACATGGTGGTGGAAGTGAAGACCATATTGAGGATTTAGAAGATGATATGCATTACGACCATATTCATGATTCTGAAAATATAGAAGAGTCTAAAGAAGATGAAAAAGAAAGGTTAATCCAGGAAGACATCAAAAAAATGAAACAGGTTATTAAACCTATATCTAGAATTTAAATAAAAAAGGTCCATAAGGACCTTTTTTTATATCTTAATTTTCGTCAGGAAGTAATTTACCACCATTAAGTAATATCAGAATAGCAATATAAGGAGCCAAAAAAGGAGCTTTTAATGTATGAATCAACACATAGATAGTATACCAACCACCAGAAGGAATACCATCCCTCTTACTTTCAAATAAAATATAAGACTTTCTAATTTCGTCTGAGTTAATTATTAAGAAAAATATCATTAGTATTTCGGAACAAACTAAATAAGGGATTAAAATTTCTGTTATTGTCATAATTTATTTTTTTAGTGGTTAATACTCTATTATATATACGAATTAATTTGTGGTTAAGTTACAGTGTGATTAATTCTATTACAAAGATAAATAAAAAATACGAATTAACCAAATGAAATAGTATTTATATTATATGAAACAAAGAATAATAATTAATGAAAGACAAGTTAAATGGATATCTAAATTACTAGAACAAAATAGTAGTGACGATTCTATTTTAAGAGCTTATTCTTTTGATTGGGATGATAATATAGTTAGTATGCCTACCATGATTAGGATGCTTAAGTATGAAAATGGTGAATGGAAACCAAAAATGGTCTCAACCGAAGAATTTTCAAAAGTTAGAAATGACAAAGATTATAAATTAGATGATGATGCTTTTTATAATTTTAGGGAAGAAAAAGAATTTATAAAAGATTTAAAAAAAGCAATAGAAGACAAATCTTTCGCTCCATCATTTAATAAATTTAAAGAAGCTTTAATATACGCAAATCCAATATCCATCATAACCGCTAGAGGGCACCAACCAATAACTTTAAGAAAAGGTATGGATTTGGTTATATCTAGAACATTTGATGAAAATGAATTATCTAATATGTTAAGTAATATACAATCATCATATCCGGAAACTAAATATTTAACACCAGATAAAGTTTTAGAAATTTATTTAGACGATATAGACTACCACCCAGTTTCTTCTGTGGAGTTTGCTGACAGGTTTGGTTTAGAACATGGTTCAGCTATAAACCCAGAAAAGAATAAAAAAATAGCTTTTAGGGATTATGTAGAAAAGGTTATAGAGGGAGCAGATAAAATGGTAAACTCAAAATACAATAAACTATCTGTGGGGTTTAGTGATGATGATTTAGGTAATGTAAATGCAATGGTAGACTATATTAAAGATGAATTACAACACGAGTTTCCAGAAATGAGCTTTATAGTTTATGATACATCAGAAGGTGGATATGGAAAAATTATAATTAAGAAGAGGTAAATACTCATTTTTTACCATAACCGTATATTTATAATAAAAGGATTTTAATCCTATTAGTAAAAAAATAACAATTAAAAAAAAATAAAACACAATGGCTGACTTGTTAATGAAAATGCCCGTACCTTACGAACCTAAAAAGAAAAATAGGTTTATCTTAAGATTCGACTCATCTTTAGGTATTAATGAATGGTATGTGGAAAGTACATCTAGACCACAAATTACTATAAATTCAGTAGAAGTTCCCTTCTTAAACACCTCAACATATGTTGCTGGTAGATTCACTTGGGGTACTATTAATGTTACGTTTAGAGACCCTATAGGTCCTTCAGCAGCACAAGCACTTATGGAGTGGGTAAGAATGCATTCAGAGTCAGTTACAGGTAGAATGGGTTATGCCGCAGGATATAAGAAGAATATAGATTTAGAAATGCTAGACCCAACAGGTGTTGTGGTGGAAAAATGGATAATGCAAGGAACGTTCCTTACAGATGTTAATTTTAACGATTTAGGTTATAGTGATGATGGTTTAGCTACAATATCAGCTACATTAAGACCAGATAGATGTATCTTAGTTTATTAATAAAAAATACATAAATTTTATAAAAGCCCTTTTGTTAGGGCTTTTTTATTGCGAATAGACTTGACTTTAATTATATAATTTAGAATGCTTATAGCGCGAACTATTTAAATAAAGAAAATTAAACATATAGGTATTTACAATTATAACATATATATTAAATTATAAGCTATGCAAGAACAACTAGGACAACCAACAGAAACTATACTACCATATGATATGGTATCACTACCGTCACAAGGTATTTTTTATGGTACAAATAAAAAAAGTGTTAAAGTAACCTACTTAAATGCTTCTGATGAAAATTTATTATCTACCCCATCTATGATTGGTAGTGCTAACTTAGTTAATAGTTTGTTAGAAAGAAAAATATTGGATAAGGATATTCGTGTTGACGAGCTAGCTGATTGTGACAAAGAAGCTATATTAATTTTCTTACGTAATACGGCTTTTGGTTCAGATTATACTATAAAACTTAAGGACCCAAAAACTAAAGAGGAGTTTGAAACAACTATAGACTTATCGATTTTAAAAACCAAGGATATTGGTGTTGAGTTAGACGATAATGGTGAGTTTGAACATTACTTAGAAGTATCGAAAAAGAAATGTAGACTAACACTAATTTCACCTAAAATAGAAAAAGACTTACAAAAAATTAACGAAACGTATAAAGACCACCCTATTAACCCATATATAACAAAACAACTAGAAATGGTGGTAAAAGAAATAGATGGTGTTAGAGACCCTATGACACTATCACAAACTATACAAATAATGC